AGAAAGCATTCGTAAACCAACCGGAACGAATGGAGAAGTTATTACATATGTATTCAGAAGATGAATTAGGTATGGAGTTATTATTAGCGCCGGCAAGTGGTAAAGCCCATTTCCATTCCGCATACAATGGTGGTTATATTGACCACGTTATGAATGTATGTAAGAATTCAATAGGACAGATGAATCAATTCAAAGCTAATGGTGGTATTGTAGATTTTGAAGTTGAAGAATTATTATTTGCAGCATTACATCACGACTTAGGTAAGTTAGGTGATGTTGGGCATCCATATTATGTAGAGCAAGAATCGGATTGGCATCGTAAGAATCAGGGTTCCCTATTTAAACAAAATCCAGAGATTAATTATTTTGATGTAACACATAGAGCATTATTTACATTACAAAAATATGGTATTCAATATACTCAAAAAGAAATGTTGGGTATTATGTTAGCAGATGGATTATATAATAAAGGAAATGAAAAATACTTTATTTCATACGATGAGAACTTTCAATTAAAGACTGAATTACCTTATTTATTACATTGGGCAGACCATATGAGTTGCCGAATTGAAAATAGTGAATATAAAAATGGAATTAAATTTTAATTTCATTATATTTATAAACCGATAGAGCTGGCCAGCATATCGGCGTATCATCCAAAAGGAGATACAAATTAACGCTTAAAAAAGTAAAAATGAAAGCACACATTCAAAAGGGATTCCCTATTCCCCAATTTAGGGACGAGTTCTTCTCACCACTGGATACTTTATTTGATAAAGTATTTTCAGAATCATTTCCTGAATTATCAAAGGAAATAGGTATCAACGCATTTCAACAAGCAGCTTATCCAAAATGTGACATCATTAATTTTGATGACCGTATTGAGATTGTAGCAGAAGTTCCTGGTCTAACCAAAGAACAAATTACTATCGATGTAGATGGTGATGTGATTACACTAAAAGGAGAAAAATCATCTAAAGCACCTGAAAAAGAAGGTGGAGTATATCTTCGTAGAGAAGTTAAACGTTCTTCATTCTTAAGAAGTTTTACAGCTGATTCTAAAATCTTTGATTTGGATAGTGTAAAAGCATCATTTGAAGATGGTGTATTGGAATTACAAATTCCAAAGAGAGAACCTGAAAAACCAAAGAAGCGAACAGTTTCAATTGGTTAATTTAACTAAACAAACAAACTAACAATAAATGGGGGTGGTTTATTTCACCCTCATTTTTATTTTGAGTATATTTATATATACAATTTAAAAAAACAAATTATGAAGCCGGAATACAAAATGAGAGCTCAAGAGCATTTAGAAGCTATTACTAAAAGAGCTAAAGTTATTGCTGAAATGTTGAAAGGTGAAAGACCTGCAGACCAAGCACAAGCAATTAAGTTATCAAATGAAATAGAAAGATTGGTAGAATTAACAACAAACATCGTAGATTTATCGTAATGAATTGGTTAAAGTTCTTAGTTGGATTTTCAGCCCTAATTATTGCCGGTTGTGCAGCATTCTTTTCAGTAACTGGATTGGGTGTACTATTTAGTGGAGCATCAACCGCAGTAATGGTAATGGCAGGCTCATTAGAGTTTGCTAAATTAGTTGCTGCAACCTACCTAAAGCAAATGTGGGATGAAATTAAGGGATTTAATAAATGGTATTTAACAATAGCAGTAGGAATTCTTATGATGATTACCTCTGCTGGTATATTTGGATACCTTTCTAACGCTTTTCAAGCACAATCCTTACAATTACAGCAAGTAGATAGAGAAGTATTAGTATTTTCAACTAAAATTGAACAAAATACCGCTCAAATTACTCAATTAAATACTCAATTAGGCCAATTATCCTCAACACAAAACACAATATTAGATAAGGGTAAGGTAAATTCACGTTTACTTCGTTCAATTGATAACAAAGATAGGCAAGTAGCTACAATAAATGGTAAAATTTCTACTTTGCAAGATGAAAACGCTAAAAATAACGAAAAAATAAACGAAATTAAGATAAAAAACGTAGGATTAGAGAAAGAAGTAGGTGGATTTCGTTTTATCGCCGAAGCTTTTGGTGTAGAATTAAAAAATGTAGTAAAATTCTTCATATTTTTGATTGTAATAGTGTTTGACCCGCTTGCAATCGCTCTTATTATCGCATTTAACGGATTAATTGGTAAAAAAACTCCTATAATAGAAAAAAATCACCAAATAACTGAAGATAGTGGAAAAAATTCCCATAATTTAAATGATTTGGATGATTTAATGGAAGAAAATTATAAAAATTATGAGGTATATGGTGATATTGAGACAGAAAATAATAAAAGAATGGATATTATCGGGCAAAACGGAAATGAAGGGTTGCATTACGATAATGAATCAATATTAGCATCTAAAAATGATGCGGAGGTGTTTATTGATACCATAAACAACCCACCAGCCCCAAGTGAGGAGCTTATAAAGGCAGCTGAAAAGTATAAAGAACAATTACTTCAAACGGAGGATATAAAAAAAAAAGAAATTGATTCCGATACAACAAATGTGGAAGAATCTGAAGTAACACTAACTGATGAAGAAAAGGTAGCATTAGAGCCTGAAATAAAAGATAATATACTAATGAATCTTCAAGCTGATTATTCAAAAAGAGCAATCGATTATGATGGAGATGGTATAGCTGATGGATATGATACAGATGGGGATGGATTAATAAACATAGTAACTGCATCTCATCCATCTAGAGCAGATGAATTAAAAAGAATTCAACCTTATTACGCTCGTACTGATTTTGATTGGAATGACCGTAAGAATTGGATAAATGACCAAAATGCTGTTAATTATTGGATTAAATTCATTAAGCCCTCTCAATACCCAACTGATTTTTCAGGAAAATCTTATTAATATTTGGTAAATTCGAATAATTTTCGTATATTTGTATAACAACAAATTGTACAAAAATGATGAACTTAGGATACGCATGTATTAATATGAGTATGGGTAAAAAAGTAACTACTAACCGAACTATGGTTAATAGAACTTTTAAAGCTAAAGGAATGGATTATGTTTCCGAACTTGCTTTACTTAATGCAAAAGATATTATTAAGATTTTAGAGTGGAATAGATTAAACGGAATTAAATTCTTTCGTTTATCATCTGCCTTAATACCTTGGGGTGACAAATTGGATTTAACCCAATTAAAAGATTACAAAGAGATTAAGAGTGAGTTAAAGAAAGCTGGTGACTTTGCAAAGTATTGGGGTATTCGTATTACATCACATCCCGGCCCATTCAACGTATTAGTATCTCCAAAAGAATCCGTAGTTGAAAAGACTATAGCTGATTTAGAGTTACATGGTAAAGTATTTGATATGATGGGGTTATCTAAAACACCTTATAACAAAATTAACATACATTGTAACGGAGTATATGGCGATAAGATATCAGCAATGGATAGATTTTGTAAGAACTTCAAAAGATTATCTAATTCAGTTCGTAGTAGATTGACAGTAGAGAACGATGATAAAGCATCAATGTATTCAGTATGTGATTTGATGTATATTCACGAAAGAATTGGTATTCCTATTGTATTTGATTATCATCACTACAAATTTTGTCCGGGCGTATTAACCGAAGATGAAGCATTAGAATTAGCAGCTTCAACTTGGCCAATTGGTATCACACCTGTTGTTCATTATTCGGAAAGTAAAGAAGGAAGTAAACCACAAGCTCATTCGGATTATATTAAATCATTACCTAACACATATGGTATTAATGTAGATATAATGGTTGAAGCAAAAGCAAAAGAATTAGCAATATTACCTTTTATTAAATGATAAATTATATAGCAATATTAATATTTCAAATTATGTTTAATATTTTCAAAGTATTGGAGATTAAATTTACATATGAGAATCAATTAAATAAATTATTGGTTAATTCAGTATGGATTAATTTAGTAGCACTTGCTTCAGTTTATTTTTCATTGGATAGTTTATTAAAAGGAGATATGTGGGTGCTACCATTTTATATTGGTGGTAGTGTATTGGGAAAATGGATAGCAATGACTCAGATGGATAATTTAGAGTCTAAACTATTTGTATTCTTTAGAAGTAAAACTGAAAAACCAAAAAGAAATGTTCGCACCAAAATTAATTGATGTAACGCCATTTGAACCTCTTATTATTAAAGCCCATTATGATGGTTTTGATTTTAAAAAATTAGAACCCATTTGTAATGAATTAATAAAAAACTCATCAGTAAAAGTTCATTTAGAAACTGGCGATGCAGCTAGCTCTGCTTCAAATATGTATAAACAACCACATATATTGCCTGAGTTAAAGGATTATTATGATTGGTTAAATAAAATAGCTCAACATATAATATTAAATGAATGGGGTTTATATAATAAACATTCTTATTTAATATCTAATTCTTGGGTAAACTTTCATGGTGAAGGTGGTGTAACAGAGAGACATCATCATGGAGCTA